TTTAGAAATTCTGCTGCCTTCACATGGGCATCTGCTAAGTCGGATACATGTATATAGTCTCTTATACAGGTACCGTCAGGAGTAGGAAAATCATTACCATACACAGTGAAATCATTCCTAGTAAGAATACGGGGTATGAGATGAGATTCAGGCTCATGATTCTCACCAAACTCACCATCGGGATCAGCACCAGCAACATTGAAATACCTAAGAATAGCACTATTGATTCCTTCTTTATTTGCATCTGCTAGAATTGTTTCACACATTCGTTTTGTTTGACCATAAACTGATTCTGGATTCTCAGCAGCACAAGATGATGAAAATACAATATCTTTGCAACCATATTCTTTCATCAATTTTAGAATGTTAATTGTACCAGAAACATTATTTTCATAATAGTATGTAGGCATTTCTTCACTCTCACCTACTTCTATGGAACCCGCAAGATGAAAGACAATATCAAAGCTGAACTTATCATCATCAAACATTTTACCATATTCTATCTCATCAAGAATATGATCATAATTTCTTATATCAGTATGAATGTACTCATCACAATACTTTGTTGCCATAAGTTGTGACGGATGTTTGCGATCCATCACAATCACATAGTAACCATTCTTCTTCAGTTCTTTCTGGAGGTGATGACCAATATAGCCAGCACCTCCAGTCACTAATGCTTTCTTCATGCAATCATTCCGATAAAGCGGTTGAGTACAACACGATTAATAACTTTACTTGTATTGTACTTAGTAAAGGCGTTTACAAGACCTCGGGTAGTTGTTGATTTTACTTCAAGTTCACTGTCATTGTCAACATCAGTTTCGGCACGAACAATATAATATTCATCATAGCCAGATGTTGTGCAGACAACACTTTTTTCTTTCATGAACTTTTCACGGATGTCATCCATGTTAGCAGTCTTAGGAAACAAACGAGAAGTTGATTGTCTGAACTCACGGCTATTTACAAGATAGAAGCCAACAACATTACTTTTTGTAACTTGTTTGAATATCTTCAATGCTGCTGAAGTAAATGCTTCACATCCGCTATGTTTGATTTTTTCAGAAATTCCAGTACTTTGATGACGCAGAACACCAATCTGGGTTCCTGTTGTCATAAAACGGGAACTTGAACCATATTCACCATCAGTAACTTTTTTCTGTGTTAACATGTGACCTTCACCATCAGTAAGAAACACAGTATTGACTACTTGCAGTTTGTGCTGTTTCTGAAACTCAGGGACAATCTTCATTGCGGTAAAGATTGTTTCGTTGAGTGGAGTGTACTGCATATCTAACCATCGTGGGAAACCGTTAATGCGGTGTGCCATTCTTGCTACATTTGGATACATACTTGCAGAGCCGTGTAGCAAAGCAGATGCCATGTAAGACATGTCACTTGCATTCATTTTACTTGAAAATAAATTCAGCAAATTGAATGAACGAATCAGAACATCATTTTCTTTGTATTCTGCCTCTTCGGCATTTTTTCTTTCACCGCTTTCGGGATAGTACATATTTGTGAATGCATATACTTCAAACGGAATATTTACTTTCTTGCAGAACAAAACAAGATTTAAGAGTTGCTTAATAGTTGGGTGTAAATAGTTAATCATTGAACCAGACCAGTCTAGAAATATCACAAGACCGTGAGATTTACCACCAGGGACAATAGTCAATCGTTTGAAGATATCATCATTGAACTTATACGAGTAAATTTTACTCATGTTGAGTTCACCAGTTTTTGCAACACTCGCACGTTTCATTTGATCCGCATTTTTACGGAGTTCAAATTCTTTCACAAGATAAGAAACAACTTTCGCTGATTTGGATTTGAAAGTGTTGAATACGCTTGTGTCTACTTGATCAGCATAATATGAGTCTTTCTTGTAACGATTGATAATACGCTTATATGGTATTACAATATTATCTAGATTGAGGTTTTCTGGAACATTAGCATAATTGTAATCCGTTGAATCTTCACACAGAAGTTCTTTTTCATGGTTACGAAACGCCTCGTCGGTGTGTGATTCTACTTTATCTTCACCTTCATTAAAACTTTCATTCTCAGTTTCTTCAGAATCCATCTCATCAGAAAATTCTGGTGACTGACGGTTTTCTTGTTCTTCACCATCATCATCTTCTTCTTCGCCATCATCAAAATCCATGGTCTCTGATGAATACTCGGTATCATCATCCCACTCATCAGTAGGAGTTTCTTCTTCTTGACGTTTTTCTTTTTGTTTTTCTTTTTGTTGACGATAAAGTTCTTGAATCTTTTTAGAAAGTTCAACAACATCATCAAAAGTTTCCAATTGATTCATTTCATCAACAATTGTAAGTTCTTCTTCATTGAACTTGATGCCAAGGTGTGCGCCAATCTTGAAATGAATATTCAAACGGTCTAGAATATTCATACCATTGAGATCAACACCTTCAGTTGCAAAAAAGTTATCGTTGTAAAGTTGACGATATGCTTTTGAGAATGAGGAACGCAGGCCAGGATATTTGCGTTTAATGAGTTTCTCAATTCTCGCATCTTCTACAATATTGAGAATAACTTTAGGAATTTTCAAATCAATAACTGAATCGTGCCAACCTTCAGCGGGAGTATTCAATGCATGACCAACTTCATGACCTACGAACAGATCATACATTTCAGGAGTAAGAGTATCTTTAAGAATAGGAATTACCAGCTTACGTTCTTTTGTATTGAAATAAGCGGTAGGAACTTTCTTGTGTTCAACAATCAGGTTTTCCGTCGCCATCAGTTTGGCGAGTTGTGATTTGGATTCTTGTGTCGTTTGCATTTTGATATCTCTCTATTGAAGATGATACATTATCGCATAAATCCAATGTTTTGTCAATGGAAAACCTGATTGTTGTATTTACGCAACAGCAGTTAACACAATGACATTACCTGTTGGATCCTTTTTTATATCAAGGTCCAAAGTTTGACCTTCTTTCCATCCTAGGTCTGCCAGCATTTCATCTGGAAGTTCAATATAAACATCTCCAGAACCATCTTCACACTCTTTAACTACTGAGGTATATATTTTAGACATGGTTTATCCATACATGAATTGTTTTTTTAAATCTTCATAGTGATCTAAATCTTCTTGCCACTTTCTTTTAGCTACCCATTGTTTGACAATCTGTTCAATTTCATCCAGTGCTTCTTTTTGATTTTGCAATTTCACTGTATCTTCGGCTTTCATGTTTTCTCCCATTAATGATAAAATTCACTTCTATCAACCAACAAAAAATTATTCTCTTTTTTCTTTTTTCCCATGATTTCAACCATGGCCACAAAGTCATCATATTCCTCTTGTGTCATTTCTGCAAGCATTTCACTCATTTCCTCCAAGAGAACAATTTCTTCATCACTAAAATGATCAAGTTCATTCAAATTTAAGTCCGACATACTCGGTGTTCCTTTCATCATAAATTGTATTCAAGCGATTGACTGCAAGTTGATAAACTTCAGGAACAATTTCTGCTCCTACCCATTTTCTATCTGAATATATGCATGAAACTGCGGTACTACCCGAACCCATAAATGGATCAAAGACAGTTTCGCCAGGATTTGTATATACATCAAGAAAATTTGATACAAGATCAGTTGGATAGTTGTCAACATAACCCTCAATTGGTTTTATAAAATGTTCAAGTACATCAGGAATAGACAAATCACTAAAACCTTCCCGAGAAAACTGTTTTCCGGGTCTTTTGAAGGTTAAAATAAAGGAATAGTTGAAGCGATATAGGTTTGCATTCATTGAACGCACCCAAATTCTTTGACTTTTGTGAATCCAACCCAATTCTTCCATCGTATCTGTGATGAAACTGTGCTTTTTCACCACTTTTCCTCCAGATTTACGGTCACGAAGGATAATTGTAACAACATTATTGATTGGATTGATCATGGAAAAGGTGTCATACATCAATCTTTCCCATTTTGCCCTAGAATCATCAGGATTTTCCCCAATTTCATCAAAATCTGGTGGAGAAGTGATGACATAATGATAAGAAAGGTCACGTTTCATGACCTCTAAGCAATCATCATTGTACAAAATACAATTATCCAAAGGTTCGTACATCAATTTTCTCCTTATGCTTCACTTTTCGGGTATATCGTACATCAATTTTATGTTTTTGTGGGGCAGGAATAGGTGTACGGCAGATTGGCTTCGGTATTTTCAATAAAATCTTCATTTTATCGCCTCATCTTAGCCATATCTTTTGCTTCAGTATCATTGAAAACGGGAACAGCGTTAGATTTGTGTAAAGTACCAACACCTAGCATTTTATCGCCAGTATATTGTGTAACTTTGTCTTTTCTATTCCAGTTTGCAACCTGTACGCCAGTGTCTACTGAAGGATACTTCTTAGGGTTTCGTTCAGCAGGAATAACAAGCTTAGGCATTTTGTTGCTAGTTTTGAAAGTTGTCTTTGTTATCTTAGTAACTTTTGGTGAAGTACCAATGCCAACTTTACGACACCATACATCATACTCAGCTTGTTGCACTTTTGTCAATTTCTTCGGTTTTGATTTACGAATGTAGCCATAAACTATCATAATGATATCTCCACTCAACTAGACTACATTATATCAACCTACGAGTGAATTGTCAAGGGCTTTTTTGTTTCAATATTTGTAATGACGATGTTCTTCATCTTCATGGCGATTTTCATATTCCCATTGTTTTAACTTTTTCTTAACTTCACCGTGTTCTTTGAATTTGCGTTTCTTTCTTGAACTTTTAGCAAATTCAAAATCGTCACCGTAATCATTATTTTTACGGAATTTACCAGCAAACTTAGTCATTTGATTTTATGAACTCCATTATTTCATTAGTAGGAACTTGATGCCTTTCATTTTACCTTCAGGCGAGGTTTCTTTATCTCCATTTTTAGATATAAAGATTATTTCGGAATAAGGATAGCACATTTGTACTATCTTAAGTAATTGACATGCAGTACCGTCAGTATCATTATACATGAAAACTTCATCCACAAATTTTAAGTGTTTGACGATCTCTGATCGGGAGTTGTAGTTTTGAATAAAACCTTTTTCATATTTTGTCAGATATATGTCGGAATGTACGCCAATGATTAACCAATCACCTTTTGATTTAGCTCTTTTCAAAAAATTGATATCAGATAATTCTACAGGATCAAAAGCACCAATCGTTACGATTATTTTTTCTTTTCTTATTTTCATGGTAACATGTTGGGAAAACACTCCTTAACAAAATTATATGTTAATCCTTTAACACCTAAATCCTTTTTCATTATTCCTATGATTACTTCAGCTTCTCTCGGTTCCAAAGATTCTAAGAGTTGAATTAGTAATTCATTTTTTCTTTGTTCATCCAAACTTAATGATGTAGGATGTCCTTCTTGAAACAAATAGATTCTTCGTAGCTCTGTTCCAAGATGAGCAAAAGAAACTCCAGGTAATGTATCAGGAATTTTGTAATTGTCTGGTACTTCTTTTACTGTCCATTTATAATTAGGATGAAATGCATATTCTAAAACTTTTACAAGGGTAGGAGAAAGATTTTGTTCTATTACTTTTTTCCTATCTGCTTTTGTTTTAGCTTCTTCAAATTCATCAAATATCTCATATATATTTTTCATTAAAATTCCTCAATAACGTCCATCAGATTCTTCAGTCGGTTCTCAATAAAGTAATTCAACAGCTTACTTCTAGGAGCAGGTTTTGTTTCTTCATAAGTATTTATGATTTTCTCCTTTATATCACCTGGTATTAAAGACAGGTCAATTAGGAGTTGATTGCGGGTAAAGCCAGTATTTGCTACAGATTCATAGTTACTGTAATGCTCAGATAGAAATTTATCTAGTTTTCCTTTTGTAATAGGAGTCTGGCGTTTATCTAGAACAAAACAATCCGAAGGAGACAAGATATTTGGTATACCATCGCCTTTGTCGCCTTTGATGATTTTTTCTTTCAGGTCTTTTTGTGGATTCTGTGAAATGACAAACTTCTTCAAAGCAGGATTGTACTGCTTTACATTAAATGCACTTTTACTGTTATATGCTTGAAGTTGTAAGAAATCACCATCACTAGAAAGAATCAAGATATTTTCATGCATGATATGACGAGGAACTAATGTGCCTATAATGTCATCAGCCTCGGCTCCTTCAACATCGATTACTTTGTATGGAAAGTTTTCTCTCAATTCTGTTTTGAGTTTTGACAGAATGTCAAAGATTAGGTGCCAATCTAAATCCGACTTCTCACGGGCTTTTTTACGACCTGCTTTGTAGAAAGGAAAAATAGATTTTCGCCAATAGTTACGATTATCGCAACATAAGACAACTTCGCCATATTCTTTAAATTTATTGGTATGAGTTCTTAGAACATTCAATACCATATGGCGAACAAGTCCTTCTTCCAGCTTGACATTTTTTTGTGATGCAAGTTGTGCCATAATGCCAGACAACAGTACTTGGTTGAGATCAATTAGTATCATGATAACACTCTATAGTTAGGAAACTACAGTCTACTATGTTTTCTTCAATTTGTCAAATATATTTTGGATAAAATCACTAGAAGTTATTTTTTTAGCAACTTATATATTTACTAAATCTTTGAATTCCATCTTCAAATGTTAAAAATGTGTTTGTATGTTTATCAAATAACAAAAACCCAACGACATAACATAAAGAATCACTAGTGTTTACAAATTTGTGTGGTATACCAACGTTGATTATATATTCACCTGTCATCTCTCTCTCATACACTTGAGTAACGGTTTCAGGTCTAAAGACACGAATGCGTTGATCTTCGAATTCGGGAAGAGGATCAAACCATTTTAATGTTCCGGTGCCACCAAAAAATATATCAAGTTTACACACACTTTTTAGTGTAGGCTCGTCCATATGAATTTTTATATCTGCTCCCGGGACAAATATAAAGTACTCATTGTAAACAGGATAGACCTCACATGAATCCATAAAATCCAATAATCTCTTATCGATAACATCGTATTTACGATTTGTCATAAATTGATTGCGAATAGGATCGGCAAATTTTGGGTGTTCTATATCAAATGGAATAGATATAGGCCGATAATATCTGTTATCAATCAAAACATTTCCTCCAACAAAACTTTAGTCTATTTCCTTCAATCGTTCAAACATATTTTGGATAAAATCATTGGAGGTAGTTGTTTTTTTAGCAACTACTCCATAGAAGTCACATTTTATCATTCTAGAAATATATTCTAGAGGTTCTGTTAAAATGGCTTCAAATAGGTCAGGATCTACAGGATTTCCTTTGTTGTCTTGTTTGAATAGAACGATATGATACATGTTTCCCATATTACAGGCATCAATATCTTCACCGGGTGTTTTGTATTTTGCTGCCTCTACTTTCACCATATCTTCTTCTGGACCAGGCATGAAAAAGAGTGCATCAAAATGATCATCCTTGAGTTCTCTCAGAAAGTCTAGCATTGTATCCTTTAATATGTGATTTTCTAACTCTTACCATTATCCATACGTTGTAGTAATCTTCACTTTCCATCACACCACGAACGAACTGTTCCTTCGCTTCAAGATATCCACATTCACCTTTTGTTTTGCATAGATGTAGAATCTCTCTAGAAAAGTTTTCTTCTCCATGTAGTTTAACATCATTTACAAGTTCTGTGTTAGAACCATAGTAAGTTTGCCAATCACTTGGTACTTTCACTTTCTTTTTCTTACCTTTGACTTGTTTGGTTTTGGCAGAGTAAAAAAATTTCTTGCCTATATATTTTCTTTTATTCGTGAGATTAGTAATCTCGTAAACGAATCCGTAATTATCACCAATCAAGCCTTCAGTAAAATCTTCGTTATTATATTTCCAATTTAATTCCATTCTTCATCATCTTCAGAGTCCTCATCTTCTATATATTCTTCTTCAATTTCTTCAATGAGTTCTCCACAAAATGGACAATGTTCTGGATATTCTTGAGACACAAATTCCTCAGTATAGTTAATTTGATATGATGATTCGCAGTTGTGACATTCTGCTGTTATTATTTTGTCGTTCATTTTGTTTCCTTAGTGTGCCCAAACATCAGCCCAATCCCCAGAGAGTGCTCCTTTTGCATAATCAGTTGCTCTATTCTCAAAGAAGTTGGTGTGTGTTGGTGCATTAATCATTTCTTCTACCCAAGGTAGAGGATTTCTTTTTACTTTAAAGATTCCTTTTAGTCCTAGACTAATCAATCTTCTATCTGCAATGTAACGAATATATTTTTTCACATCTTCAGCAGTCAGTCCTTCCATTTCATTTACACTAAAAGCTAAATCAATAAACTTATCTTCAAGTTCAACCATTCTTTCTGCAATCGTATAAATCTTTGATTTTAGATCATCATTCCAAATTTCTTTATTTTCTTCAACATAAGTTCTAAACAACTTAATCATAGACTCGCAATGTTGTGTCTCATCTACAATCGACCATGTTACAATCTGACCCATACCTTTCATTTTACCGGTGCGAGGGAAGTTAAGTAACATGATAAAGGAACTGAATAGTTGCATCCCTTCGGTGAAAGCAGAGAATACTGCAATATGAGTAGCAGTAGAAGTCCTATCACCATTCTGTGAGCTAAGATCAAGAATATAATCATGCTTTTCACGCATCTCTGCATATTCCAAGAATTCATTGTATGTTGTCTCCGGTAACCCTAGTGTTTCGATAAGGTGAGAGTATGCTGCAATGTGTAATGCTTCTCTTGCAGCAAAACCAGCTAACATCATTCTTATTTCAGGCTGAGGGAAATGAGGTAAATAATTATTAACATAGCCACCTGCAACATCAATGTCACCCTGAGTAAAAAATCTGAATATATGAGTGAGAAACTTTTTCTCAGAATCAGTAAGCTTCTTTTTCCAATCCTTAACATCCTCAAGCATCGGAACTTCGGTATGTAACCAGTGTGATTGTTCATGTTTCAACCAAGCATCATACGCCCAAGGATAATTAAATGGTTTAAAATAGTTTCTTTCTTCTGTTAAATCTGATTGCTGCTTCTTAATCATTATAGATCCACTCCTTTAATTCTTTTGGTGATTTATTTCCTATTAATCTTTTTTCTTCTATATTTTCATGTAACATAACAAGAGTGGGAACACTTCTAATACCATATTCTGCTGC